ATAATACCTTCAGCCGTCTCACACATACGCTCTACCGCTGGCAGCATATCTTCTGGGAAGAACTGATTAGCAAACAAGCTAGCAGCTTCTGTTCTGGCATTTGCATTGTCGCCTAGCTTTTCTACCTCGGCATCGTAGTCAGGTATGTCTGCGCTAACTGCATTGACATACATCTCAACGCCTTCAGCAAACTCTTCCTGACTGTAGCCATTTTCAAAAGCGGTGTTAGCCCACCATTGCAAAAGAGCGTTATCAGTAGCTAGCTCGTCATCAATGCTATCGGGCAAAACATAATCGCCTACTTCTGATGGACGATTAGCATATGCTTGCTCTTCCATCTCTTTCATAAACTGGTCGCGGAATGTCTCTTCCTTAGCCCCAATCTTGCTTTCAAGATTCGAGTAAGACTCAACCATGTCCTCAAGAGACTTAAACTTCTCAGGCAAAGCAGCAAGTGGATTAGGCGCTGCTTCTGGCTCAAGCAGCGGGTTGCCACCCTCAGTTACAATGCCGGAATCTT